GTAGCATGAGATTGTTCCAGTTGAAACCTTTCTTGTCTCGATCAGCATAGGCCTCTTGTAGGCCTACTTTGTTTTTTGTGCCCTTGGTCCTGACACCAGGATAGGCACTAAAGATGTTGTCAGTGGGATCACCGCGCATGCACTTTTCAAACAACAACCATTGAGGATCAGGAGGCAGTTTGGCCGCTTTGGTCTTTTTGTCTATCACAGGTTTCATTTTTGAATCAAAAATCCCCTCTAGTGTAATGACCTCGTCCGTGATACCGTTGTATTGACGAACATTGGCTGCCACTAACTGTACGAAATCAGTGTCTGAGGAGACTATGGTGTGCTGGTCTGTGGGGTGTAGCGCAATCCACCGGGCGATGATATCATCCGCTTCCGCTTCAGGATGCCTAATTACAGAGCAGTTAGTCTTGGCTGCTATGTATTTAGTGAATTCATCATAGGTGTCCCAAAAAAGGCGATCTTGCTCGGCTTCGGCTTCGGTCAGTGCCGCACGAGCCACTGCACGGTTCTTTTTGTAGGGTTCGTAGAAGTCCTTGCGCCAGGAGCGTCCCTCCAAGGCAAACACCACGTGATCAGCGCCAAACTGGCGCACACACTTGTTGACGCTGGCTAGAGTAACGTGAAGGGCATAGCCCAGTCGCTGCCAATCATCGGCAGCACGGTGTGCCGCGTGGCGAGCGCGGAAAAAGGTATTGGCCGTGTCTACGATTAGATAGTTCATACACACAGTATAAACTGTGCGGTTAATTCTGTCAAGATATTTTGGTTAACGATATTCCCTTTTGCCATCTTCCATCTTGGTGTTTTGTACAAAACGGTTGGGATTGCGATTTTCGGGATCAGCCTGTTCCTGTTCAAAGGTTTCCAATACCACATTACGGCAAACACTGGTGAACCATTGGTCCACTAGATCAGCATCGGATTTGCCTTGATAACCAAATCGCTGTAGTTGCAGAATAAACTTGTCATTCCAATCCAATTCAAAACTACCAGCAGATAGATTGTTGGGATCCACATCCATGGAAAGGATGGCCACATACGGCTCGCCCTTTTCTGTGGCAATATCTTTGGCAGATTTTTTTGAAACCTTGGCAGGTTTTTCTGCACTAGCAGGTGCAGGAGTTTTTTTCTTAAAGCGATCAAATAAGCCCATGTTCATTCCTCGTCAGTGTCATTGACAAGCAACTGCTGTGCCAACGACAGATGTGCCACCCATTGGGCACGCACATTTTTAATTATTTTCAATTCTCTAGGTGTGAGATTAAAGTGTAACACAGTGAGATCTAAACACTCGATTCTTCGTTGGACAACACCAGCATCGCCCGGCTGATAAAAGTCAGTGGGCATATTGTCATTTTCAAGAATCACTAGGTGCCCCACTCATTTTTAAACAGTGGCACCTGTAGTCGATCACTGTAGCGCAAGCCGTGTTGCATGGCCAACTCTGCCACGCGGCGATTGTTTAGACTGTACACACTTTCCACACCGCCCACAGGCATGAGATAAACATCGCCTGTGAATCCTTCACGGCGATAGATCTCCAATACTTCTAATGCTTCTTCTGCATCTTGTTCTTGGGCTATGACAAATTTAAGATAGGTATGCCCTACTTCTTGATACTGCATGACCACATCGGGTCGGATGGCATCTTCGCGCGACTCGCCGGAACACGAAAGTTTGGCGCTTACACTGAAAGTCAGCGCATTGGGTCCTCTACGACCAAATGTGGGATTCAAAGTCCAGTTCAATAAAAAGTGTCTGAATTCTGGATACAGCAGTTGGGTACCATTGGTTTCAAACGTGATTTCTTTGAGCCTCAGCATCTCGGGTCTGCTCAATAACACAGGATAGATCTGTTGCCAGGCCAACAAGGGTTCACCGCCGGTGATGACCAGGTGTTCATCGCGCCACTGTCGGTAAGGTAGCATGGCCATGATGTCTGTGACGATTTCTTCGGGTGAACGATAAGGACTGAGATCTTTGAACTCGGGATAGATGGCAGCATAGGTATCGCAGCCAGTTGAAACCAAGGGCAGTTCGTTATAACTCTTGAATTCGGATATGCGAGTCATCACAGCAGCCACTTCGGGATTGGCACCTTCTATCTTTTCATCCCTGGGCCTGCCAAACTTCTTGCAACGAAAGTTACAACCAAATGTGCGCATAAACACACTGGGCACACCCATGTATCTACCTTCGCCTTGTACGCTATAAAACAGTTCTGCTATTTTAATCTTTTCCATCTGCTTCCTTTTTGTTTAACGTCACACGACCTTGATCGTCAATGTGCCAGGTCAGTGTGTCTCCGATCTGCAATTCAGCAGCATCCAACAAGTCTTGTGGCAATGTTATCACCAAGTCTCCCTCAAGTTCTTCTACAGGCAGTTTCCAGTGTGTCATTGAAGATTTATCCAAATTGCGCCAGCAAAGCCAGCTAGATACAATACTGCTATGATAATATAACGAGTGCGTTTTGTCAACTTTTGATCCACCATTCTTCCCAGGGAAATACGATCCAGCGCGGATCGCGGCTTTTGTCAATCTTCATGCCCGAATAGTCTATGTTTTTGAACTCACTGCTTTGGTTATCAACCAACACAGCAAATTTCACATTGTGATTCCAAACTTCTGACCATACCGGATCCGTGGGCATACAATTTGCTTGCCAATCATCTCGGATCCACTGCATGGTTGCACCCGAATCATTGATGTCGTCCACTATCAAGATGTTTTTGCGATGATGTACGTTACTGCAGCCGGGCAAATCGTCTGTGCGAAAATACCCGTAGGCATCTTCGGCCATCCAAAGATTGCTTTCTGGCCCCATGGTTGAGTCACGCAGACTGATGTTCAAGGCCTGCATGGGTATTTCCAAATACTGGCTTATCATGTTGGCAGGTTCTAATCCGCCGCGTGTGATGCCTACGATGTAGTCGGGCTTCCACGAATCCTGGTGCATCTGGCGCAACACTTCTCTCACCAGATTGGCTGTGTGGTTCACATAAATTTTTTCGGTCATTTTTTATAGTTTCCTTTTTCTGGAATCACGTGACGCACTCCGCCGCGTGGATCCGGCATGTCTCCGTGTCGGCGTGGTATCATGTGTACGTGTGGATACATCACTGTTTGACCTGCGGCCTGGCCTACATTCTGGCCCACATTGAAACCCTGCCAGCGACCGGACTCGATGCCATCAAACCCAAACTTATAAGCTGCGCGATAACATTCCCATAGATCTTCGGCGCCTTGCGACACAGGCACGAACAACAGGTGTCCTTCGGTAACAGGATAAGCATCCAGAAATACCCAGTAGTGCCGAGTGCGATATTCAATCTCGGTCCAAGGTGCCAGTTTAGAGTCTAATGCAGATTCAAGTTCGCTCATGATAGATTTTACCAATGTCTAATGATGTTTGCCATGATGAAAAAACAGGTTACCACGTGTATGATCACCCAGAACGTTTTAAGAAACAGGGCTATCTTTGCTTCTTTCAAAGTCAGTATAGGAACATCGGGCCGGTCATCATCGGTATTGCCCATGAGATGACCTGTGGCCCGAGCCCATATTTTTACTACACTGTTCATGCAGACTTTGAAGGTTCAAAACGTTTCTGCAGTCTGTTGAGCAGGATGCCATAAAAAGGCAGTATGACCAACAGGCTTACCAAGATCTTGGCCCAACTGTTGTTGGTGGCCACTGTGAACCAGTTGGCAGCCATGAACTCATTGGCGCCTTTGTAGAATGCTGTGAAGAAAAACACATAGGTATCAATAAATGTTGATGCCACTGCGCTCAGTGCTGGTGCATACCACCAAGTGGCAAATTTTTCTCTGATGTATTGGAACACATACACATCCAACAGATTACTGATAAAGTATGCCACACCAGAACCCAGACCAATACGAAATGCCACAGAGTCTGGAGCACCGCCTAGTTTTACCACCAGCATACTCACAAGGATAGCAGGAATAAATGCCAGGTTGATTACAGCGCGGCCAGTGTCCTTGCCAATGAGCCTCACTGTGAGATCTGTCAAGACCACTACCAAGGGAAAGGTAAATGCGGCAGCGGCCAAGGGATGACCAAAAATGTTGAATTTAAACTGTACTATATAATTGCTGACTGCGATAATAATGATGTGGGCCAGCATCAACTTGTAGGCCAGCGCACGATCAACGCCTGATAGTATTCGATCTAACATGATTTCTCCTTATAGAAATAGATCTTCGTTCCATTCGCGATGCCCTTCACGGAAAGCCATGTTGGACTGTGTTTCACGAACTTCCACGCGATAGCACCACAATCTTTCGGCTTCGCCCGGTCCCCACATATCTGGAATATACACTCCATTGATATATTTGTAAAGCATATCCGCCAATCCTTCGCAGCCCAGTCTGGGCAGGATGGTAAGTTTAGCCATCTTCTTTTCTTGCAACAGTTTGAATGTGGCCAATTCAGGATCGTCCTGTGCCACCAACAATGTGTGATCAAACTGCTCTTCTAGTATGCCTTTTAGTTCTTTGAGTCCACCGTAGTCCGCAGCCCAATTTCTAGCATCCAAATCATCTGTGCCAAAATAAAACTTCATTGAAAAGGCATAACCATGTATCAAGTTACAATGGCTGTCGGCACGCCATTGGCGATAAGCACAAGGAAAGGCGTTGTGATACTCTTTGGTACTGACATACTGATAGATGCGTGATTGCTTTGACATAACAAATTCTCCCTATGTAAGTTTAGCATAGGCTAGCAGAATTTGTAAAGCGGGTTGATAGCCAAATAAAGGCCGCTGTTTGATTGTATTAGTTAATGATTTCTTTTGCCATCAAACACACAATTGAAAATCAAGTCTGTGTCACCGTTGTTGATCACACGATGGAACACACCATCTTCTATCAGTATAACATCTCCTGCACTCACAGGAAAAGGCTGATCGGTCTCTTCTCCCACAATCATTTTACCATTTCCTCTGATAAAGAAATAGACTTCTTCTTGGCCAGGGTGGCGATGCCCACGAGTGTGTTGATCGCGATGCAATACAGTTTGACTTAACACAAGATTTTTTAAACTCTTGTTATCTGTCAAACGATATGTTTCATTGTCCTTGATCACTTCTCCGCCGATGTCAAATTGGTTGTATCTCAATTGTGTCATGATTGTTTATTTAATAAAAAACCCGCACCAGGCGGGTTTTTATTGGAACAATAAAGATTAGAACGTGTGGCTGATACCAACAGTTGTTGCCTTGGGATCAAGACCTGCTGTACCTGCTGTGGTTCCTACCATGCTCATTGTGGCATTGGCTTCGTTGGTAACGGCTGTGTAAGCAGCATATACCGAAGTACGCTTGCTCAGTGCTTTGGTAACAGCAACGGTGTAACCTTTGCCTTCACCTGCTGATGCCTGTGTACCATCTTTGGTAATGGCATAAACACCATGCGCTGCCAAGCCTGCTCCGAGGGGAACGCGGATGGAAGCTTGTTTCACTGTGTTCTTGACATCGCCTGTGGTAGATACGTCACCTGATGCATATGATGCACCAATGCTGGCAACACCAAAGTCATAGGCTGCACCGTAGGCAGTGAAGTCACGCTCGGCCACTGTGGTAGCTGCAGCCAACTTGACCTGACCTGCGATCAGTTTCAACTTGCCGTCGTCATAGGTCACGCTGTAACCTGTGAGTTCTGTGCCAGCGTCTGTGGTAGCGCCGTTGGCATTGGTTGAACGACCAATCTGTGCAGAGAAGTTGCTGAACTTGGGCGTGGTATAACGAACTGTGCTGGCCACATCGCCACCCAGTTCAACTGCTGTACCGTTGGCAGCATGGAAACCCAAGTTGCCGGCCTGCGTGGTCAGTGTGTCTACACCTTCTGCAGCAGAGATGTCAGTTTTGCCTACGCGGATCTCACCAAATTTGCCTGCGACAAATATGGAAGACTCACGATCAAATGCCTGACCTGTTGTTGCTGTAGAACCAAGAGTTCCTGCGGAAGGAACAACTTTGCCTTCTAATACAAAACCTGCTGTAAGTCCACCACCCAGGTCCTCTGTACCACGAAAACCCAAACGGCTGGTAGCCAGGATGCCATCAGTAGCGCGGGTCAAACTAGCGGCACCGGTGTTGTAGTTCTGTACACCTGTGTCGATAACACCGTACACTGTGACATTTTGTGCAGATACTGTGGTAGCACCGGCCAAAAGTACTGCTGTAAGTAGTTTTTTCATTGTATTTCCTTATAAGGTTAATGATAGGGTTGCCCCAGTCAACTAGTATGTATGCCTGTTTTAACTGCACCGCAAAAAAAAGGTAACCCTTAGGTTACCTTTTGTTCTACAGATTCTACTGCTAAAGCACGGGCTAGAGCAAGTCTAAATTTGATATAATCTGCGTGGGATTGGATCAACCCCTGCGATCTTGCAATTTTAGGCTTTTTATAACCCTGATGGATATCCAAATACTGAACTAGATCTCCACCGCCATCTTCCAAATCCGCGGGCTTATACTTAACAATAACTCTGCCGCCCCAGACCCGAGATCTGGCTCTTACTTTTTTGCTTCAGCTTTCTTTTCGTCTTTCTTAGCAGCAGGAGCAGCAGGCTTTGCTTCCTCTTTCTTAGCAGGAGCAGCAGCAGGAGCAGCAGCGGCAGCAGCAGGAGCAGCTTTCTTTTCATCTTTCTTTGCAGGGGCCGGAGCCTGAGCAAAAGCAGAAACGGCAAACAACGATGCAACAGCGATAACGACTGATTTCATGATAATACCTTTCTTTGGTTAAGTTATGCAGGGTTTCTATCCCTGCACTTATTTAACGCCTGTGACCACCCACCCGTTGACAATTCTGGAAAATTATCGTAAAAATAGGCTCCGAAGAGCCTATTGTCATTTTGGGTTACAAGGTATGACTACCCCGGCAAGGCTCAAGCGGCCATTGCGTAAACGTCGTCGTTGGCGTTTATAGGTTTTGCTTGATTTACGGTCATCGCCTACCGTGTTGCCGTCCGCATTATCTCGTGCTGTCGAATCTGTTTCGTCCCCATCAAAAGCATACTGCCTACACTCACTTACGATTGGCGTAACCAGCGGTAGTATAGAACCTGCTCATGCGTTCTTACAATATGCTTTTGGTGGAGACGTCGGGCACTGCCCCCGAGTCCAACACGCCTTCACTTGGAAGGAGTTACAACAATTTCTTCACTGCTACTATTCTGTGCCAACCAATCTTTGGCTTCTCGCTCAGAGTTGAAATAAGGCCCAATCACACGATTTTCTTGATCCACCCAAAAATAAGTGTGCGTGGGCAAGCCAGCATCACGATACTTGACTAGTTGCATCATGTTTGAACCAATGTTGCATGGACTCTAGACTTTGTGTAATTTTGTCCTGATTTGCTGGATTGTCTTTGTCTCTGTCAGGAGGTAAAGGTCCGCATCCTAGTCTGTCCCACTCGTTTTTACTAAAGTAATATTCGGGCACTGGCATAATGCTGTTATTTAGTATCGGTTTGATCTCTGGCGCTGGTACAACTGTCATTCCATAGTTCTTGTGCGGTTTTTTGATAGTTGGCAAATTCCCAATCTTTGAGTTTTTGTTTGTATTGATCTTCTGTGAGATTGTGCCAACCCACACAGTATCCTGTGGGACTTCGCCCGCAACCGCAACTGGGACCTGATTCGTTGATGTTATCTGGCATTTTATTCCTTGTATTCTTCTGGTTCTTCCTTGGCCATGGCATCATTGACGTTCTGTGCTATGTTTTCTCCCCACTCTCTGTTGGCGTCCCAGGCTTCTTCCCACTCTTCGGAATCTTCATCGGCATCTATAAATCCTTCAATCTGTCTAGCAAAAAGATAACCAAAATCCTCAGAATCTATCCAACCATCCTCATTGCTACATTCACCAATCAATCTACGAACCATGTGATTGTCAGTAGTGCCGTCATAACAGTCTTCTAATTCACTGTCACTGATTTGATCAATGGTTCTCACTGGTAGGTCTGACATGATCTTTCCTTATCTGGGTGCAAAGTCCTGTTGCAGTTTTATGTTGTCAGTGAACTCTTTTTTCACAGCAGGATCTGTGCGGAACGCACCATGCAGCACAGTGGTCTGCGTAAGGCTGGAATGGGCCATGATGCCACGATTCTCACAGCAACCATGTGTGGCCTGTATGTACACTCCAACATCTCGGGAGTCGGTGGCTCGCATGATCTCTCTGGCAATGTCGTTGCACAGTTCTTCTTGCAAGGTACCACGGCGGCTACACCATTGTGCGATGCGTGTGTATTTAGAAAGTCCGATCAGTTTCTGTGCCGCAAGGATACCAATATAGGCCACGCCTGTAACAGGTTGGTGATGATGGCTGCACATACT